TGGCAGCGTACCAGCCTCGTTCTTTTAAGGAGACCGTCAAAGGTCAATGGGTCAACTACGGAGACGACAACTTATTTCCGCAATACCTCGTTGACCTCTTCCACCAGAGCCCGACGCATAACGCGCTCTGCACGACGATTGCAATGATGATTTACGGCGATGGGTTCGAAGCTCAGGACCTCAACGCCAAACTCCTCTTTGCGCAGTGGGGACTCGACGACGAACTACGGAAAGCGGCTTTAGACCTAAAGCTTCATAACGGCTTCGCTCTGGAAGTGGTTTGGAGCCTTGACCGGGAAACGATTGCCAACGTAAAACACGTTCCTTTTGAGTGCGTGCGGTCTGGTACGATGGATGAGAACGAGGTAGTTCACGAATACTACTACTCAAGGGACTGGTCAAATAGAAGGAACGAGCCCGTTTGTCTGCCCAAGTTCAACCCCGAATACAAGAACGAGCAGCCTACGCAGTTGATGTATGTCAAGCCGTTCACGGTAGGGTCTTTTTACTACCCCAAACCCGACTATCTCGGGGCAGTGAACTACATCGAACTCGAGAAAGAAATTGGGGTATTCCACATCAACAATATCAAGAACGGGCTTTCCCCTTCTTTTGCTATTCACTTTAAGAACGGCATCCCCTCCGACGAGGAGCGCAACAAAATCCGTCAGGACATCGAACGTCAAGGGGCGGGAGCGCAAAACGCGGGTAAGTTCTGGATGACTTTTTCTGACGAGCCCGACCGCGTCCCCGAAATCGAAGCGTTCGCACTGTCGGACGCGGATAAGCAGTACCAGTTCCTTTCGGAGGAGACGACCGCGAAAATTATGGTCGGCCACCGAGTCACCAACCCAATGATGTTTGGCGTCGCTACGCCGGGTAAGTTGGGCGGAGGAACCGAGTTAGAAGCTTCTATTGCGCTTTTCGAGCGTCAAGTGATAGAACCGTTTCGGCAGGTTATCGAAAGAGCCTTAAAAAGCCTTTTGGACGCTTGCGGAGTTTCGGCAGTTCTTTTGCAAAACGAGCCGCAAAAAATCGACCTCGACTCCGCTTTTGACTGGCTTGAATCCAGAGGCGAGGAGATGGGCGACGACTGGGAGTTGATAGACGAAAGGGAAGTGGACTACGACCTTGAGGACACCCAAGATGCTTTGTGGACGTTCGCTCGAACCTTGAGAAATAACCCCTCCAGACAGAGCGAACAAGACAACGAGATTGTCCGGGTTCGGTACGCTTACGCTCCGCAGCTCTCGGACGCGAAGTCGCGGGACTTTTGTTCTCGTATGGTCAACGCGCTGAAGGTCTATCGCAAAGAAGACATCATCGCGGCGGGGTCCCAAGCGGTCAACCCCGGCTGGGGTCCTGAAGGAGCTTCGACCTATTCGATTTGGCTCTACAAAGGGGGCGGTTCCTGCCGTCATTTCTGGATGCGCCAAACGTATCTCCAGAAGAATAACAAGCTCGTCTCGGTGAACGAAGCCAAGGCTTTGATTCAGGCTCTCCCCGTCAAGGAACGGGCTAAAAACCGCTTGGAAGAGAACGACAGTAAGGTTGCCCAGCGTCCCCGAGATATGTCCAACAGAGGCTTCCTGCAGCCCCGTAACTTTACAACTCCCCGATAATGGAAGTCCTTTTTGTAGACCCGAACTATCTCAAGCGCGTAACCCAACTCAACGGCGGCGTTGATGAGAACTACATTGTTCAAGCCGTGATTCTGGCTCAGGACAAAAACATTCAGTTGTACCTAGGCTCCGACCTCTATGACGCGCTCAAGACCAAAGTCCAAAACGCTACGCTGGCGGGCAACTACCAAACCTTGATGGATACCTACGTTCGCAAGGCGACGGCGTGGTGGACGATGGTCGAACTTCTGCCGTCTTTGTACGTGAAAATCGACAATGGGGGGTTGGTTATTCGCTCCTCCGATAACACGACGGCGATTAGCCAAAGCGACTTCCACCGAGAGGTCGAGCGGGCGCGGCAAAATGCCAACTTCTACACGAACCAGATGTACCGCTATTTGTGTCAGAACCCGAACCTCTTCCCCGAGTACACGACGGACCTCCAAAACCGCATTACGGCGCAGCCGTTTGTCTATTACCAGTCAGGGTTGGGTATCGGCGGCGGCGATGTTGGGGCTTTTGCGAAGTACGCTTTTGCCATCAACCGGTAATGGAGAAGAACAACCGCAAGACCAACGAACAGAAACTACGAATCTGGTTGAGCAATGACAACGAACGAAAAAGTAGACGTGATACTTCAGAGCGTCGCCCGGATAGAAACAAAAATTGACCATCATCAAGAGAAAATCAATGACCATCAGCGGCGAATTAACGGGATGGAAAAGAAATGGTGGACGACGTTAGGGGCTTTCGTTTTGTCTATTGGGGCTTACATCAAGTCGATGTTCCAGTTATGAGGAAGCTCACGGATATTGTCCTTCACTGTTCCGCCACCGAACCGACAATGGACGTCGGCTCTTGGGAGATTCGCAAATGGCATATGGCCAAAGGATGGAAGGACATCGGCTATCACTTTGTCATCCGGCTGAACGGCGAAATAGAACAAGGTCGAGCTATCGAGATTCCGGGAAGTCACGTCCAAGGACACAACTCCACGACAGTAGGGGTATGCTACGTCGGGGGGGTCAGGGGTCGCAAGGCTACGGACACTTTCAACCGCGCCCAAGAGCTGGCATTTGCGGGGCTGGTGGCGAACCTTCGGAGAATCTACGGACCGCTAGAGGTGATGGGTCACAACGACTACACAAACAAAAAGGCTTGTCCTTCATTCAAGGTCGCCTCGCGGCTCCCTTACCTCAAACTCTCCGAATGCAAAAGCGGCATCATCCTCCCAGCTTATCTGAATCCAGCGGTCGGATAATTCAGCACGGGCCTACTACCTACTGGTACGGACTACCCAAGGGGGGTAAGTTCTTGGTAATCTCGGACGTTCACTTCGATTCCGTCAAGTGCGACCGCGACCTACTGACCAAGCATCTAAACAAAGCCCTCGCTGACGACGCGGGGGTTTTGATTTTTGGGGACTGGTTCGACTTAATGCAGGGGATGTACGACCCCCGGCGGTCCTACTCCGGGCTCCGTCCAGAATACAAGTCCATTACCTATCTGGACGACGTCATTTCCGATAGTGCCGAGTATCTGAGGAAGTACGCTCAGGTCATCAAGTTCATCGGACGGGGCAACCACGAGACGAACATTGAGAAGCGGCTATCGACGTCGCCTATTGACCGTCTGGTTCAGGAGCTGAAGCACGCGGGCAGCGAGGTAGTTCCGGGCAGCTACTCGGGCTGGATAAAATTTCAGATGGAGAAGACGAGCTTGCTGCTGCACTTCCATCACGGTTACGGCGGAAACGCTCCAAGGTCGAAGGGCGTGCTAAACGCTGACATCGACCAGAAGGAGTGGCCCGACGCCGACATTATCGTTTCAGGACATACGCACCAGAAGTGGCACTTGCCCGTAACCGTCGAAAGGATTACCCAAAATCTCAACATCGAAGAAAGTTCGGTGCATCATCTGAAGCTTGGGAGTTACAAGAAGCTCGACCGCTTCGCGGGATGGGAAGTCGAGAAAGGATTTCAACAGCCTAGGTTGGGAGGTTGGTGGATGGACCTAACCCTACAAAGGGTGTGGAATCCAGTAGACAAAATCCTTCCAGTCGTTATTATCACAGAAGCAATTTAATCATCGAACAATGTGGCAAATTTTAGATTTCGCAAAAGACAACTGGGGCGAACTGACGATAGCGGTCCTCGCGCTGGTGAAAGTAATAATCCGGCTGACGCCAACCCTAAACGACGACAAGGTGTTTGGGCTGCTGGACAAGCTCTTGGAAAGCTTCGTGCCCAATCTCAAGAAGGATTGAACCCAATCCTCTCCCTATTGGGGAAGCTTGACGTTACGGAGATTTTCAAAACCAAGGGAGACCTGAAGAGATGGAGTGCAAAGAGAACCGTCGGGGGTATCATCGCGATAACCGCGTGTAACGACATAGCTACCAACGGAATTTCTTGGGAAGCCGTAGTGCTTTGCCTTATCTCTATTATACCTTTGTGCCTATCATTTCTTGAGGAGTAGGATTCATTAAGCGTTTTGGTTAGGGAAGGGGCTTCGGCCCCTTTTCTTTTGCCCCATTGTTTGGAAAGTTGTAAAGAGTTCCATAAATTTGCAGGTATCAACAAACAAAGATGAAGCAATTAAAACCCGACGTAGTCGCCTACTACCAGTGGGCCGCTGAAAAAGACGCCAGACCCTACGGCGTCGCCTTTCACCTAATGAATCTTGAGAAGTCCCTTCGGGAACTCGAACAATCCTTGAAAACCCTTAACGCTTAATGCAATGAAGATTACTGCCCTACAACAGAACGGAACTTGGGACTCTCAGTACGGACTTATGTACCGAATGGAGGTAACCCTCGAAGACGGAACAACTGGCGAAGTTTCCGCCAAAAAACAAGACGCTTGGAAGGTCGGAGACGACGTAGAAATTGAATCCAAATCGACCAACAATTACGGCACGCGCCTAAAGTTGCGCCGCCCCGAGTTCAACAAAGGGGGCTCCGGCGCATTTGGAGGGGTCAAAAACGAAGAAACGCAACGTCGGATAGATGCGAGTTGGGCAGTAGGTCAAAGCCTCGCGATTTTGGGCCCCATTTGCGCTCAAGTAGATAACGCCCCTCCGACGATGGGCGAGACCAAGAAGCTGGCTCTTCAGATTTTGGAGTTGAGAAACGAGCTGGTAAAGAGTTTGACCGATGGCAATAGCTGAAAGTCCAGTTAATCGGAAAGCCCCTAATCCTATGCGGGGGTTTTTCCTGACCCATTACCGTACCCTTGGAGATGCGGCGGCGGATATGGGCTTAAGTCAGCAAGCTTTGGGGTCGTGGATGAGCGACCGTCCAGACAACATCTACAAGCATCTCGAGTTTTGGTACGCCAAAGGAGTTTCCGCCGAAAGGTTGATGGAACTTGTGAAAGACCAACGCGCATATCTCGCGGAGTTGTAAATTCGCGGCGGTCGGATTCATTTGTTTTTGTTGAGCAAAGTAAGAGGGGGTCCCAACGGGGGCTCCCTTTTTTCTTGTTATCATCTTGCGTCTCGAATAAAGTTGTATATATTTGGGGTATGGAAAAACCCAAGCTCAAAAACATCCTCTTCAAATTGCCTGAAGAGATGCACAACAAATTCCTTGCGCATTGCAGGGAAGAGGACGATACGATGTCACGCAAGCTCCGTCGGTATATCGCCGATTGCATCAAGGAATGAACTACCTACAACTGCCCGACGCGCTCTTTCCGTACATCCGACGTTGGTCAGGGATGCAGCTGGCGGTATGGTGCGACGTGTACACAATGACCGTAAACGGGCGGGCGTACTATCGAACCAATGACCAGTTAGCCGAACTCTTCGGGACCGACCCAAGGACAGTGCGGAGGTTGGTGCAGGACTTGGTAAAGGAGGGCGCACTATCTAGTCGGATGGATGGTCGCAGACGCATTCTGACTGCAAACAAGATTGGCAGTTGGAATGCTCCAGAGAAACAAAGGAGGACAGATATGTCCGAGGACAGAAATGACCGAGGACAGATATATCCCCGGACAGATATGTCCGCAAAGGAGGACAAATCTGGTCACGAAGGAGGACAGAAATGTCCGCTAAAGGAGGATAGAAATGTCCCCCAAATAGATAAGGTAATAGAGAATGTAATAGAGAAGAAAATAGAGAATAAGGGAAAAGCGAAATTGGTTGAGGTAATTCTTCCTTGGGATACCGACACCTTCGCAGAAGCTTGGGACCAATGGAAGGAGTACAAGAGGGTCGAACACAGGTTCTCGTTCAAAGGCTCGATGAGCGAGCAAACCTCCCTCCACCAACTCTCAAATCTCGCGGGCGGTTCCGAAGCGACCGCCGTTGCAATCATAGGCCATTCGATAGCCAATGGCTACAAAGGATTATTTTCGCCGGGGCGGGGCGCGACCCCGACACCAGCTCAACGATTAGAGACCCTTCGGGGCGCAGTAGAAATCTTATCTCAAATGAAATGAATCAGATTCAAACGACCGCGGCGAACATCCAGCTTCGCCTAAAGCTTGAGAAGCGACCACACTACCTCGCTCACCCCCACAAGTGGGAACTCACGGACGAGGAAGCCGGGCAGTTGCTCGCGGAGCAATTCAGCAAGTCGCTGGCTGAGGTCAACGATTACCCATCTATGACCGTCGCTCAAGCCTTTGAGGGGCTGCCCATTCACTTAGCGGAACGCTACAACCGGGAAGCCTTGGACAGTGCTTTGGCGATTCTGATGGACCGCACACTGCAAGCGGTCAAAGTGCCCTACAAAATCGAGGGCAACCGGGAAATTGCAGAAGCTATCCATCGCTGCAAGAACTGGCGCGATTTCACCCTTGAGGACTGGCGGCTAATTATGCAGCGTATCAAAGACGGCAGGCACAAACGCTACAACAAGTTCGAGCTTTCGGACCTCGTCGCTTATTTCGAGGAATACACCGACGAGAAAGCAGCTGTCCAAGAGGAGAAAAACCGCAACGCGACCAAGGAGAAGACCGACGACTTCGAACTGGGAATGGCGGAGTTTATCGGCGACTTCCGCACGGCAGAAGAGAGGCTTGCTGACCGCGAAGCCGGACGACGACCCAAGAGCTACGAGGACTGGATTAACGGCAAAACCGCAATTAGTCACGTAGAGCGTGCGGCGATGCAGGAGCGGGACCGCCAAAGGAGGAACGGATGAGCCAGCAGAACCTACTCATTGCCGTATCTGGCGGACGGAGTTCCGCGCGAATGGCGCATCACATCCATACTTCGGACAAGTACAAGGAGTGGAACAAGGTCTACGTCTTTTGTAATACGGGAATGGAGCGACCGGAGACCATTGATTTTCTGAAAAACATAGCGACGCATTGGGGCATTCCGCTAGTTAAAATCGAGGCGGTCGCATCACTGGAGATGGGAACGGGCATTCAGTACAAGATAGTGGATTGGGATAACCTCAATATGACCGCAGAGCCATTTGCAGAAGTCATTCGGCATATGAACAAAGGCGAGTTTAGCGGGCTACCCTTTCAAGGTGCGCCGTACTGCTCCGACTATCTGAAGACCAGACCAAGCAAACGATTTGCAGACGGCATATTTGGCACAAACAACTACAAGACCGCCATTGGGTTTCGAAAGGAGGATATGCCCAAGCGTGTTTCTTGGCCAGAAATCAAAACAGACCAGCGTCGCATCTTTCCATTACTGACCGACTTTCAGGCTCCCGTTGGTCAGCTTGAATTGAACCGCTGGTGGAGCCAACAACCGTTTCAACTTGGCATTCACGGCTCGCTTGGTAACTGCGAACTGTGTTGGAAAAAGTCCGACCGTCACCTTATGGACGCCATCAAGCACGGAACACGGTTCGTTGGATGGTGGCAAGAGCAAGAGAGAAAGTACGGAACGACCGCTTTTCGAGGCCAAAAATCAATTGACGACTTGGTACGGATGGCATCACTGCCTACGACGATGGAAATGAATTTTGAAGAATCAGACGGATGCGTCTGTTCTTTTACCTAATGCACAGAATGACACCGACGCCCCTTTGTGACCAATAACCAAATAGAAATGAAAGACGAAAACACGGAAGAGCTGGTGGGCCGACGGCTCAAAGCCTACGAAAAGATAATTGAGAACCGGAGATACCAAATCTCTATCCTCTACGGAGCGGAAGCCGCGAAGAAATACACCCACATTCGCGACGAAAAGGACTACTTCGGATGGCACGGACACTTACCAGAAGCCGCACCGTACAAGCTCTGGGCAGAATCAAATACCGCACGTGAAAGAACCAAAAGACATCACGCCGATTTCTTTGAGTTCTGCGACCGGGCCTACGCCGTCCAGAAGCAGTTATATTTCGACCGCATAGCGCAACGTAAAAAGGAAAACGAAGCCCTCCCGATATGGCAAAAGCAATCCAAGGAAAGGGAAGTGTTCGAGGAGTTTCTCGCCCGTCTCGGTCAAAAGTGGTCGCAGCCCTCGACGGCTGGTTCTCCCAATGGGTCCGAAGCAAGGACGCCGACCACGCCGGACGCGTGCCCTGCTTCACGTGCGGAGTGATTAGGCACTGGAAAGAGATGGACGCCGGTCACTTTCAGACCCGGGTTAAGTACTCAACTCGCTGGGACGAGATGAACGTCAAGCCCCAGTGCAAAGGATGCAACCTCACCAACGGCGGACACCAGTACCTCTTCGGGCTTTATCTGGACCAGCTCTACGGAACGGGAGCAGCAGAGGAAGTAGTGCGGAGGTCCAACGAGCTGCGGAAGTTTTCGACTGTCGAGTTGCGGGAGATGGCGGCGTTATATCATCAAAAGGTAATTGAACTCCGACAAGGCTCTTTGGGATAAGTTCGTAAGCGATAATTACGAGTACCTCGTGCAAGTTGCACGGAGGCACACCAGCGACCCCGAAGACCTCGTAGCGCACTGCTACCTCCGTATCATCGACAAACGCTTTATGGAAAAGCCGATGGGCTACTTCTGCACGGCGATGTATATGGAAGCTACCCGCGGTCAGTTCAAAAGCATCTACCAACTTCAGGACACCCCGACTCCGCCGGAGCCTATCTACGACCCGGACATTACGCTATCCATTCGCCGGGAGCAGGTCGAGCTAATCATAGACCGCTTGGGCTGGTTTGACAAGACCGTTATAAAGCTCTACCTTGATGGCTACAACATCTCCGAAGTAGCCCGGGAGAGCGGGATTAAACCAGCGACCCTTTACCAGTCGCTACATAGAACCAAGAAAATCATTCAGGATGTTATTCGTATCCAATCAAAGGAGGTCCGATAGGCTAGAAATCTGCAAGGGGTGTGAGTTCTATTTGTCCGAGTTCAGGACGTGCGGACCGCCAGTAATCGGAAAGACGCTTCCAAGCGGGGAGCAGTTGTGCGGATGCGTGATGCCAGTTAAGGCAGGACTGAAGTTCGCCAGCTGCCCGCTGGGGAAGTGGGACGCCGTAATTACCCAAGAGACGATTGACCAAATCCGGGAAGCAACCAAGGACCTAACCAACTTCCTCACCCCGGATAAGAACAAGGAGCTGACCGTTCTTTGGAATAAAATTACGGGGGTCAACAACCCCGTCTCGGACTGCGCCTCTTGCGTCCGTAAAATGTTAGAGGAACTTAAAACAATAGCCAATGCCGATTCCGACGCCGAAGCCAAACGAGAAGCCGAGCGACTTTATGGCGCGATGTATGCAGGACCTGACGGAGTTTCCGAACCAAAGCCAGAGAGCAGCAGTGTGCGCCAAAGAGTGGGCAGACCGCCAAAGAGAAAGTAAGTAGAAAAAAAAGTTGGGGAAAAGTTTGGAAAAGATGTAACCCGCTATATCTTTGCTTCGTTCAACAAACAAACACGTTATGAATACACACGCACACGCACACGCTTTTAAGCAAGGGCAAAAGGTACTGGTACGGGATTGGGATTTCCAAGAATGGAGGGAAGCAACGTATGTTGCCTATTTCTACAATGTAACTATGCCGTATATGGTAGAAGTTACCCGGAAACACGGGGAAATTGTCAAAAGCGTATTCAATGAATGCCGCGCATACGAACCCGAAACCCCACAAAAATAGCACTAATAACAAACGGGGAGGCGGGCGCACTGCCTCCCCTTTATTCTCTCAACAAACAAACAAAACAGTTATGACCAACCATCTTCTCGCGCTCGAAGCTATCGAAGTTTTCGGCATCAAAGAAAAGGACATTACGTCCTTGACCCTCACAACCTACACGGGTAACGGCAAGCACTTCAGTGCGCACATTCACGCCGAAGGAACTAGCGCAGTTGCTTTGCGACATCGCGACCTTGGCTGGAAGTCGCTTCCAAATTTCCCCGAAGTATTGACGAGCGAATTGATAACCCTGCATCACTTGGACGGAGTTAAAGTTCAATCCTGCATCTACGTAAAATGACCTACGAAATCATCGACCAAGAATTGTTCGACGCACGCAAAACCTACGTCGACATCATCGCAGACACTGTAACTGTAACCTTTACCGACGAAGACCAGCTCTGCACTTACGAGAGCTGGGGCGAACACGGACCCAACGACTTCGCAGAGTGGGGGTTTCAAATCGTCTACAAATGATTTGGACAATCTTAGCAGCCTTGACATTCGCTTACTGCATCTCTAATTTACACGACCAATGAAAGACCCCGTAATGACCTTTTTAATTGCCGCAGCTTCCCTCGTCTTCGGGGTAGGCTTGGGGCTGGCTCTCTCGATGAATCAAGACCCAACAGTACTAGTTTACCCCTTCGCGGGGGTTGACTACATCATTGCCAGCTCCGGAAGCGGAGTGGCTATTGTTCCACATTTTGACCCTCTCCCGTGAAAGATTATCTCAGCTACTCCCAGCTCAAAGCATTTGCCAAGAGCCCCAATCACTACCTCGCTTATCTCGAGCAAGAATTTGAGCAGACGCCCCAGATGCTTTTGGGGTCGGTCATTCACTGCAAGGTCCTTGAACCTTACGAGTTCGCCCTACGCTACGCCGTAGCTCCGCAAGCGGACAAGCGAACCAAAGAAGGAAAGGCAATCCATCAAGCTTTCCAAGACCAGCTCAACGGGCAAGTTGTCATTACCCAAGACCAGTACGACCTTGCAGCAAAAGTCGCTCTGGCAATTACCGACCAAGCAATTGATATTCTCGAGAACACCGAGAAAGAAGTAACCAAGCTCGCTGACATTCACGGGGAGCAGTTTAAAGCCATCGCAGACGTAGTAGGGCGGGACTACATCGCCGACCTCAAGACGGCGGCAGACGCAAGCCCAGAGGCTTTTATGCGTCAAGCTCACAACCTCGAGTATCACTTGCAAGCCGCCATTTACCGGGCGGTATTTGACAAGCCGGAGTTCTATTGGATTGTAGCGGAGACCTCAGCTCCATTCAACTATCAGGTTTACAAGCAAAGCCCAGAGGCGAAAGCTTGGAGCGACCGACGGCTTTATACCCTCATCCAGCAGTTCCAACAGTGGGACGGGATGAGCAAGGGGTATAGCTTGGACATCCTGACCCTCGACCTTCCGCGCTGGGCTTGACAAATAGCAACACAAAGTAAACTTACATCTTGACCGATGACGGAATTTAAGCCCGGCGACCAAGTCCAAGGGAAGGACGAGATTTCGAAGAAGTGGCTGAGCGGAACCTACGTGAGCTACTACGCATCCAGAGGGCTGCACGTAATTGACGTAAAAGAATGGGATGAGGTAGCGGCATTCGAACAGTGCCGCCCACACCTCTCCCTCGAAGAGAGGATAGCCGAACTCGAAAGGAAGATGTCAGAAATCTACAAGCCAAAAAGGGAGGGTAAGAGCGGAGCAGACATCATCCGAGAACTGCTCGCGGAAGACATTACCCTTGAGGCTTTGGAGCTGGCGGAAAAAGCCGGGGTAACCTCTGACTTTGCAAGGAAGGTCAAAGCCAAATTCAAAAAAGCCCTCAAATGATACTCTTCACCACAAATGATTACCAAGCTATTCAACTGGCTGCGGGGATATACCCGGAAATCTGGTACACCAGAAAGAACGGAAGGTACGAGGTACGTATGCGTCCAAAGCTCAACAGAGGTCGACAAGCTCGATTTCAATTCTTGGCACAAATTCCTCCACGAACAACGCACTGAACAATGGAAAGCCACTACCAAGACCTCAAAATTCAACCCGTAACGTATGCGATGACGAATAACCTTGGGTTTGCCGAAGGGAACGTAGTCAAGTACGTAAGCAGATACAAGAAGAAGGGAGGGTTGCAAGACCTCCGCAAAGCCCGCCATTACATCGACCTCTTAATTCAAACCTATGAAGAACCCCATAGGCCAACGGGCAACCCCGATGACACACCAGCCTAGCGCACGTTACTTCGAGGAGCCCGAAGTTACTTGGGAGAAATCCGTTGAACTCCTCCAGCAAGCCATGAACCTCCGGCGGTTTGTCGCAGAGGGGAAAATTGAACACTTCGCGAGGGAGCATTATAGCCCGAAGCAGTTCCGAAAGATTGTCGCGACGCTGGACAAAGGCACGGCAACCCGGATAATTACCGAAGCGGAGAAGCTGGAGGAACAAGCCGCCGATATGCGGGCCTATCTGGAATGGATAAGCCCAAAACAATTCCCCGTAACTTTGGAGAATGAGAGTACCGATAACCTCGATTCGGGAGAATCCCAGTAACCCCCGAAAGCTGGACCGGGCGAAGTTCGAGAAGCTGGTTCAGTCGATTCGGGACTTTCCCGAAATGCTTGACAAGCGTCCAATTATCGTTGCGGATGGAATCATTCTTGGAGGAAATATGCGTCACAAAGCCGCCATTCAAGCCGGAATGAATGATATACCCATCATCGACGCCAGCGACTGGACCGAAGAACAGAGACAACAGTTCATCATTAAAGACAACGTCAGTTTCGGGGAGTGGGATTGGGACGTACTGGCCAACGAATGGGACGCGGCTGAATTGGAAGAATGGGGTTTGGATGTTTGGCAACCCGACGCGGAACCGACCGAAGGGCTCACGGACCCGGACGACGTGCCCGAAGCACCTGAAGAGCCGAAGACCAAACTCGGGGACTTGTATATCTTAGGAGACCATCGTTTGCTCTGCGGGGACTCTACGAAGGCGGAGGACGTTGAGAAGCTAATGAACGGAGAGAAGGCCGACACCCTTATAACAGACCCTCCTTTCGGCTTAGGTATAGATGGACAAAAAGAAAGTAAAAACAAAAACCCAAAACACAACCGAAAGGCCCACGAATTTAGGGGATGGGATAATGTAAGACCCTCAGAGGGAACGTTTGAGTTAATAAGGAGCTGCGCAGAAAATGCCATTATATGGGGCGGTAATTATTTTGCAGACCTTTTGCCTGCAACCCGTGGGTGGCTTGTTTGGGATAAAGGGCAAAAAGGATTAACAATGAGCGATGGCGAGCTGGCTTGGAGCACGTCGGATAAACCGTTGCGAATCTTTGTGGCGAATCGCGGCGAACTGCAGGGAAGTGTACACCCTACGCAAAAGCCAGTTTCGCTTATTGAGTGGTGCGTTCAAATGAATGAAGGCAGCGTATTAGACCCATTCCTTGGTTCCGGCTCCACCCTAATAGCCGCAGAGAAGACCGGGCGCAAATGTTACGGGATGGAATTGGACCCGAAATACTGCGATGTCATCGTTAAAAGGTGGGAGGACTTCACGGGTAAAAAAGCGGAACTGGTACGGGGATGAATCAACAAAATCCTACACTCAAAAGAGCGATGCTAGAGGCGTTGGATAAGTCCTTGGGCATCGTATCGACTGCGGCAAAAACCGCGGGCATCGACCGCACAACACATTACTGCTGGCTCAAAGATGACCCCGAGTACAAAGCAGCCGTTGACCAGATACAAGAGGGCGTAATTGATTTTGCCGAAAGTCACTTGTACAAGCTCATAAAGGAGGGCAACCCGGCTGCGAACATCTTCTACCTCAAAACCAAGGGTAAGAGCCGGGGCTATATCGAACGGCAGGAAGTAGAGGTAAGCGGACCCAAACCGCTGAGCTGGTTTGATGACGCTGGCTAAGACCTACTATCAGGTCAAGGAGTCAAAGGCTAGGGTTCAGGTCCACCAAGGGGGAACCCGCTCGGGCAAGACCTACTCCATCCTAACCGCCCTCATCGAACTCTGCTTCCACAACCGGGGGCAGGTCGTCACGATAGCCAGAAAGACCTTCCCCGCTCTGCGGGCTTCGGCGATGCGGGACTTCTTCGAGATACTTAACCGGGAGGGTATCTACAACCCGGACCTGCATAACAAGAGCGAGGCGACGTACCAGCTCTTCGGCAACTTGGTAGAGTTTATCTCCGTTGACCAACCCCAGAAAGTGCGGGGCAGAAAGAGAAACGTCCTCTTCATCAACGAAGCCAACGAGTTGAACCTCGAGGACTGGCGTCAGCTCCTCTTTCGGACGACTGGCAAAATCCTTATCGACTACAACCCCTCTGACGAGTTCCATTGG